TCATTTACTTACTGTCAACTTAAAGGAGAACTAGCATGAGTAAGAAGTATAAATGCACTGTAGTAGAAACCTACACCAAAACCATAGAGATACCTAATGATGTAGATATAAGTGAGGTATACGACTTTTCTTTACCTCAAGATATCGAAGAAACAGTTGTTGAAATAAGAAATGATAGTGTGGTCGACCTGATTTATAAAGAAGATGGATTTTTTGAAGAATATAAGGAGAAAGCTAATGAGTAAATTATTTAGAGTACAGGGAGAATACACTTATACAGTATTCAAGATAGTAGAAGCTGATAACGAAGAAGAAGCAATACTTACTGCACAAGATAGTGAACCTTTATGTGCTTGGGAAACTGTTGAAAAAAATGGTTACGAAGAATATGTAGAGAGTGCAGTTGAGGAGAAAGCTAATGGCTAAAGAAAAAGAAATGAACCCTTCATCACAAATGGTCTTTGATATGGCTAAGATATTTCTGGACATACAGACAAGCAGTTTTGAATCTGGTATGAAACATGCCAAAGAAGATGCAGAACAAGAACAAAAGATGCAGGATTTCGCTGACAAGTGTGAAAGGGATATTGGGGAGAAGCCAATAAAGATGTACAAAGTTACTATTATTTGGGGAACAGAACGAGAAGAAGAAGCTTCTTACGCTTTTAAAACTCAAGAGGAATTAGACGCTTTCCTTCTAGGCATAGCTGAATGTGATGGGTGGTGGGAGTATGAAATTAAGGAAAAAGCTAATGAGTGATTGTAGAGACATGCCTTGCATGAGCCACTACCCTGAATTTGATCATTATTGTGCCTTAAAAGGTCAAGGGTGTACCTATCATGTTGAGGAGAAAGCTAGTGCCGAAGTCAGAAAAAACGAGTGGCGATTGTGAAGTGGAAAATAGACAAAGGACTAGAGATTCCACCCAGCTATTACAGTAGGAATAGCCAATACCGAGAACTCATAGCTGGCATGGAAGAAGGCGATTCGGTTGGGGGACTAACCCAAAATCAAGCTAATGGCTTATCCGCATTGATGCGTAAGCAGGGGATCAACGCAGTTAGCAGGAAAATGGCAGGTTCTAAAGTAGATGTAAACGAGCCAATTTATCGAGTGTGGCACAACGGACAGCTAGAAAAAGCAGACGAGCAACCGCAGAGAATTGGATCTCCGACAGATACGCAGGGGATTGATCCAAACATTCTCCAACAAGCCGAAACCCACGAAGATAAGCACAACATAGTAGAGGACACCAGAGAAGTATTTAAAAAAGTGAACGAAGAATTACTAGCAATCAAAAAGAAGGAGAAAGGGAAGTGAAATTTTTTATAAACTTGCCTAATGTTAGATGCAATATGTGTTATACACATTTTGTAGAAGAGGAAGATTTTAGTACCTTCAAATCTTATCGAGTGGAAGTCTGCCCTAAGTGTAAAACAGACGACTACTTAATGGATTTAATATAGAAGATGACTGACAACATCAACCCAAGTCACTACCGAGACAGCGAGATTGAGTGTATAGACGCAATCAAAGCAAGTCTATCCACCGAAGGATTTCATGGCTATCTGAAAGGGTCTGTCCAAAAATACTTATGGAGATACACCGAGAAGAACGGACAAGAGGATTTACTCAAGGCCCAATGGTTTATGGATAAATTAGTAACCGAAGGATTCGATGTAATTGAACAAGAGAAAGAAATAATATGAAATTCGGCAACAGTTGGCAATATGAAATGGGAACTAATATCTTATCCCCACCTACCATAAAAGGAACAGTAAAAATGTTACCTAAAAGGCGAGGAAGGATTCAAGAGTGGAGAGTCCGCATAACCAACACCGAGACTAATAAAATTCTGGAAGAAATAATTATAACCGCTAAAGAAACGGATTCGGCAGTAGCCAGAGCCCATGAGTTAGCTAAAGAATGGAGAGAGAAAGATGAATAAAGAAATAACAAAATACGAACAGATGATAGTGGATCATACTGACGAACCACTAGACAGAAAGACTGCTGATGCCATAGAAGATGTTATCAATAGTGAATATAACAATATATCTGTATGGGATGTAACCTTTTACAGACTTGATGATGACGGAAACGAACTCAAGGATAAGAATGGGAAAACGATTATTTATACCTCATATAAAGTTGATTGCTCTTATTTAACAGACGGATTAGAGGTTGAAGATTTAGTTCCAGAGGACAAACCTAATCCCTATCCTTATGCTTCTATAATAGAGGAGAAGTATGAGTCCTAAAATAGAATTTACCGAAGCCTATTGGAATCAAGCCACCAGCATTTTTGAAGGTGTCCAAGTAATTGAATCAAAAAAAGCTGGAAGGCCAATTAAGTATTATGTCTTTCCTTCAAAAGAAGGAGTGCCTATCATTACCTTGCACGATGACGAGGAAGATATTTTAAAAGACCGAAAGCTACACAAGAGAGTGATCGGAGAGATTATTAATAAAATAACAGAGGAGTTATAGATGAATGAACACGAATATCAAAAACATAAGATAAAAGATTGGAAAATAGAAGTGTGTTCAGATAGTGATGGTCATTTAAATCTCTATGTCCAACATAAAGATCAGTCTGAAGTAATTATTTGTAATGCTGATATTACAGATAACGAAACAATGTGGGCAGACAGATTTACAACAGAAAAAATTGAACAAGAATATGAAAAAGGAGATCGCAAATGAGTGGATATGATTACGAAATAACCTGTCCGAACTGTCAACTAGACTGTTCGGTAAGTGAAGACCATAAACCCTTTCCTTGTGTTCACATTGAATGTTATGAGTGTGGCTTTGTCGTTTTTACTAGCGACAAATACCTAACCCTCAAAGAACTGAATGAGAAACGAGAGGAAATAGACTTAAATCCATTAACTAAATTGCCTAGTCAAACTTGGGCCTATTGAGGAGTTATAGATGGAGAAGTTAATAGAAAAAGTTTTCTTTTACGGAGACTACCTTGCTGATCAAACCGCAAGTGGAAAAGAGGAAAGTGGTATTCGTTTGCGTCACGACCTTACCAAAGAAGAAGTAGAGGAGCTACACGACCTGGTATTAAAAGGTTACAAAATGGACAAGTTTTTAACGAAAGGTAAAAGGAGCAGAAAATGAAGCAAGAATACAAACTAGACAAACACAATGGCGAGTATGTTCTAGTATCAAAGGATTCAAGCCACCCTACGATTAGGCTAGGTACTGATGATCTGGAGATAGCTAAAGCCAGAGCCAAACCCCACATGAAATTTATATAAGGAGAAAACTGATGAGTATAAATAAGTTAGAAATTTTAGATTTCAACGACGAAATTAACGAGTGCTTAGATTGTGGGCATGAATCTACATCATTCGGAGAATTATATGATGAGCAAGGTAATAAGATAACCTCTTGGAACGAAGATGACAATGTAGTCTGTCCTAAATGTCAAAGTTTCAATTATTTTTTAAAGGAGAAAGCTGATTCTTTATAAAGATAAACTCCCTTGCGACCCTCTTTTGCATTTTGATTCAAAAGACGCTGGTACGATAAAATGGACTTGGCGAACAAAACCAGCAGAAGCGATCTATTGGAAAACCTACAAGCCAAAGAAAAGGGACATCAAGATACTATCAAGAGTAACACCAGAGCAACGCAAGAAAGTAACGACTGAATTACTACGAAGCATTATCCAAACCGAACACCCCCCTACAGTTAAACAACAAAAAGTGAGGACACTATGATTAGAAAAAGAGTTTATCTCAACAAGCCACAGGCCGAAGGCTTAATCCAGATATTTAAACGCAATCAATTATTGGATCTCCTCGTCTATGTAGCTATTAATACTAAAAACAAATCTCCGCATTACAAACTTTGTATCGACTGCCCGATTGATACCCACCCTCGACTAAGTAACAAGCTACAAGATGTCCTGCATACTTTAGTGGATCGACACAGCAACGCCCTCAAACAATTAGAGTGGGAAGAATACGATGATGCAGAAACCCCTGTGGAAACATTGGGACTAACCCCAGACTTTAAAGAATACGTTGAAGAAAAGGAGAAAGAAGAATGAATAATTGGTATGGAATGAAAGTTAGGCCTATTGATCAACCTGACGTAGATGATTATGGTTGGGTAGTTGTTGACGATTGGGGTACTAAAGTTGTTATAAAAGATGAATATGCAGAATGGGAAGATGAGGTTTTCCTTTCTTTTAAAAAATCTGAACTTGAATTAGAGGAGAAAGAAGAATGACTGAATACACCCACCTAGTTGAAGAAACCAGAAGGCAGGAAGCTTTTAGGGAATGGAAAAACAAGCCTATCTCTTTACATCTTAATAATGGCAAGATGGAAACCAAGTACCAGGACGGACGAATTGAGATAGAAGACACAAGCACAGGCAAAAAGACTTATGACTTTCCAGAAGGCTATGAAGGGGAAAAATACAGGGAAAGTTTATTCAATAAGTTCCTACGAGTATTTACTGCTTAACAATCTCGGCATCAACAACATCTAACAACGGCTTATAGTCTCCCAATAGCTTCTTAATCCTATCTTTTATCTCTATTTCGCTAAGAGAATCAAGCGTACCTGTACGCACTTCCTTACGTTCAACATACAAGCCTGCCGCTCGACCTCGCTGGACTTCAGCAGAAACCGCAGCCGTGAGATTACCTTTCTCCATAGCTTGATCTCTTATCTTGGCCAATTGCCTAACGTGACGACCGAAGGTAACTTCATATTTCTTATCTACTTCCGTCTGGAGAGTCTGTATGTAATGAACCACAAGCGGATACTTCTGTGGATTGGTTAATTCAGAAGCACGCACGGCCGCAGAGCTGTCGGCATAGCCAGCGTCCAAAGCACATTCCGTTTGGGTTTTGGACCCATCGTTATAGACATACTCCTTGGCAAAGCGGATCTGCTTATGCGTCAGGTGTTTTTTGTTTTTTCCTGAGATATTTCCGGAGATTCCTTTTGGCATGTTTCACTCCATGTTTTAAATGTTCTTGTTTCCTGATCCCAAAAGCGTCCCAGGTAACAATTATTGCTTAGTTTAGACATACAAGCATTATAACAGAGTAACTTTGAGTAAGAAAACCCTTATTTTCTAACCTGTCTAACCTGAACCTCACCTGACAGAAGTTAGATGGGAACCCCTTATACAACAACATTTTCCAGCACTCTAACTTTCTCACCCGTGATTCTGAAAAAATCCCTAACTTGTTATTCTTTTCTGTGTGTGCAGAAGTGAGGTGAGGTTTTCTTTCTATAGGGTTACTCTAAGCCATTGATTTCATTACAGTTTTTATCTAACTTGGCATAAGTTAGAAGAAATATTTTCTTTAATGAAATCAATAACTTACAGCGTAAACCTATAGGTGCGGTTCAAGTTAGAAAACCCCTTTATATAAAATAAATCTTGCACTGACTTATAAAATCCTTATAATATTGGGTATTATGAATAAAAATGAACGAAGAAAAATGATTTGGCAGGCCTTATATAAGCCTGTGCAAGAGCCGGAAGCTAAAAAAGAGATGATATACGACGCCCCTCAAAGCCATTATGTGCTTATTGAAGAAGCTACTTGCGAGCATTGTGGCTTCCCCATAGACGAATGCACAGGGTACAAGTGTTGGATAAAGTAAGTCCTTCGTCCTTGGTCCGTGAACCCTGTAGCCACTGTGGAGATACTGGACCAAGGCTAACTGAACTTGAGGTGATACAGGACGAAGCGAGAAACATAACACAATTTTTTAGTGTCTCCACCCACTGTGGTAGTTGTAAAAAAAGATTAGATCGGTGTCACTTATACGAAAGAGAAACAAAGAAGGACCAAGAAAGAAAGGTAAAGATCATCGCCTGGTTACTACCACGCTTTGATAAGGGGTTATCAGATCCTAAACAATACGAAAAATTAATCGGGAAAGTCGAACAATGAAACCACCAACCAACGATTATGAAGCCCTCTCGTCTGTCCTTTTCATGTCAATAACCAGTGAGGAAAATTCAAAATATCTTACCTTGGCAGAACAGTTATGCCAAAGAATGAATGATATTGACATCGCCAGAGCCAAAAGAGATGTCTTAAAAAAATTGGATTTATGAATAAAATGAACTTGGGCCTTGGTCCCTTAGTAAATCATCTCTTGGGTACACAAAAGGGGCCAAGGTCTATCGGAGAAAAATATGACTGATACAAAAACCATTACCATCGAAGAAGCCGAGGACGATACCATCGTCACCGTAGAACAAACTTCCGTTCCCGAAGAAAGTCTGGAAATAGGCGGGGTTAAACTTACCACCGACCTGCCGTGGTACGGCAATGCCATAGTGCTTCTATTCCTAGTCGCACTGGTGTATATCGGTAAGAAAACCATAGACAAATGGTTCGACAGGAAAAAGGGGAAAGATGAATAGAGAACAGTTAGAAAAATACGTTAAGTCCTTCGGCGTTACCGAAAGGCGTGCCCGCAAAGAACTCAATGAGCGTTATAAGATGTTAAAGCCCCTAGGGTTCTCCGATGAAAAGATATTTAAGG